TCGGCTGTTTTTAGTAAGCCTTTGTAAGTATCGCTAATTTTCTTATTTGTAAGTGTACTCATATCTTTTTTTATTAAGGTCTAAAACAGCTAGGTTTGCTACTTATGTTAATGCAGTCTGTATTTTCAATGTTACCCCAGCCGCCGTTTGTAGCCATTTCACAATATATATTACCCCAGTTTATTGTATTTGCCATTTTGTTTGTTTTGTTTACGTAAGTAGCTTACTAGCTTTTTTACGTTTATTGTTTTTATCTTATACTGTTTTTTCATAATACCCAGCCTGTAAATGCCGCGCTTTTTTCTGGCTGCATTTGCTCGTTGTTATTTTCATAATACTTAGGAAACTTGCTTGACGCGTGAAAACTCATATAGTCAATAAAGCGCCTGGTATAAAATTCTGCGCTACTGCGATGCTTTTGCACTAAATAGTCTACCTCTTCTTTGCTTACGTTTGCGCCTGTCTCGCTTGTTGTCTTAAATAGACCGCCGTTTTTAATAGAATACGAGCAAAAAGGCAAATAGTCGACCATACTAAAATGTATAAGCATAGGTTGCAAATAGTCATTAAGTAAGGCTTGCGTGTCAGCGTCTATTGGTACTGGCGGCGTTGCTTGACTAGCAATAATTTTGTCGCTAATTTGGTCGTACAATGCCGAGCCGCAGTATTGTAAAATATGCGTTTGTTGCGCGAGTTTGACCGACTGCAAAAATAGGTCGGTATCTACGTTTCCGTTTATTATAGTATTTTTTACTAAGTCTGTCCTATTTATAAATAATGCTGTAGCCATAATTTTATCTGTAATAACCGTTGTTTGGCATATTTGCTGGGTACATAGCTACCTCTTTTGGGTTTTTAACGATGCGAGCCTCGCTGCGTAAGCTTGGATCAAGCTCGTTAATTTTCTTAATAGCCTCTGTAACCGTAATTTTTTTGTTGTTTTTCTTTAAATAAACCCTACGCTCGAAGTAATGGCGGCAGTTCGGACCGCCCTTGTATAAAAAGCAATTATAATTTGCTGCGCCGTCAATTCCAAACCCTGGGTTTACGCCGTCCGCGTTTCCGTTGTAGTCTGGGTGGTCGCTGTCTAAGTCTTCTACTCGGTATACTTTGCCAGCATTCCACATTTTACGGCAAAATTCTCGTTGAGGGTTGTTGTTGCCCATATAAGCATAGCGTACCTTTAAAATTAGCGTGTCTTGGTCGCTTTTACGACTTGGCGTACTTCGCACAACACTAGCTAGGTTTAAGGCATTATGTATGTCTTTGTCGTATTCGTTTGCTGGTCTAGCGTCTATTAACTCCCAGTTTTCTAGGTCTTCGTCTTCGCCTAGTTGCATAAGGTTTTCGTAAAGTTTTTCGCGCATTTCGTCAGCTGCCGACATTGGTACGCAGTTTGGCACTTCTTTACCGTCTTTAATTTTCGTACCTATTTGCTCGTAACCGTCCCAGCAAGGCGCTTTAAAGTCGTGCGTTTCGCAAGGCATGTAGTAGGTTTTGCCGTCTTGTTCGTGCGTGTGATGTCCGCTACAGCCTATTTCTTTTGCCGCTGCCTCTGCCTCTTCTAGTGTGCTGTATGCTACTTTGCCGTCAATTTCTATTGCGGCTAAAGACAGTTTTTGCCCTGTTTGCTCTTCTACCTCTTCGCTTGTTTTAGCGTTTTCTAAGTCTACAAACTCTAGCGGCTGTAGTGTTTTGATGTATAGCTTTAAGCTAACGTCGTTAAATGCTAGTATAGCGTCAAAGGCTTTTAGTATTAAGTCTTGAAACGGTTTTATTACTGTATTGTCAAATAGAATAGAGCTGTTTTTTAGCTCGTCAGCGTTTGACGAAAAGCCGTTGCCGTCGCTTTTGATCCCTAGCAACAATGGACTGGTTATTCTATGGCTAACCAAAATTTTCGCGCCGCTCTCTCGACTTAAAAATTCGTATTGTTGGTGCGCGTCTGACAGCTGTACAGTTTCGATAGTTGCTTGCTCTTCAGCGCCATTGTTAAATGCTAAAATTATTCTGCCGCTGTTTGACGTGCCAGTATATTTCTGGTAAATTTTTTGCTCAATTTCGCGCTGGGTGTCTTCGTCTGGTATGCCGCTATTCATATTCATAAGTAAGCTAGGCGACATGCCGTTGAGTAGCGAGTTTAAATGGAAATTTGAAATTTCGGTTTCCATTTCAATATACTGGCAACCACCCTGGTAGTCTGGCGGCGAAAAATATACGAAACCAGGCTTGTAAGGTTTGATACATAGAATTTCTAAACTGTCGCTAGACATGCCGAAAGCTGGTATACGTTTTAAGTCGGTTTTACCTTTTACCTCTGTCCAGTCGCTAGCGTAGTAGTACGCCTCAATTTCGCCGTCTTCATTACAACGCTCTGGTCTAAGTGTTTCAATAGGAAAATGCTCGACTTGTACTATCTGCGTGCGCTCTTCATTGTAAATTACCTGGACGGACGCTTGACCGAATAGTTTAAGGTCTATAGCTAATTTGTGCAAACAGTCGTCTTTAAATAGCTTTTTCATTACAGCATAGCCGTTTGGGTTTTTGTCGCTGTCTAAAGCGTCTACGCCGCGCCCAGCTATAAGTTGCGCGATACCGTTTATAGCTGCCGAATTTGTTGGCGAGCCGTTAAAAAGGTCATTGAGGTAGCCGTAGTAGTCATTGTCAGAGCCATAAGAAACCCAGCTTTGGTTTTTGTCTTCTATTATTTCTGGCGACGTATAGGTATTTAGGTTAATGAATTTTAACCCAGGGTTGTTAGTCGGCTTTTTAGTTGTTTTTTTCATAGTATAATATAGTCATTATCAAAACTGTTATCTGTTTTATATGCGCCTTTGTTTATTGTGTACTCTTGATGTAAAACTTGGTTTATCGGTTGTGCTGTACAAAAAATTTTATCAAAAGCTACGTCTTCTTTGCGTTTGTCTTCATTCCAGGTGTATTCAGCTAGCTGGTATAAGTCTAGGTTTTCATTCCATATATCGAAATTATTTAACAACGAGGTATCGTAAAAATGCCCCTCTAGTAAATTAAAAACGCCTGTAACTTTTATAAAGTCGTTTTCCTGTATCATTGTAGGAGTGTACTGTACAACCTCGTTAGTTTGATCGTCGCGTAAAAACAGTTTATCCGAAATTGTATAATACTTCGGTATAAAGTAAAACGTTTGCTCGTCTGTTGTCGGTTTTAATACTATCATTGTGTATATATAACGTTGTAATTCCGTTTTTTGCACAAAAAAAGAGCGCATTTCTGCGCCCTCTTCTAAGCCAAAAGCATATACCTATTTCAAACCCCTATTATGCTGGCTCAATTTGTGATGCATTGACGTTTGACGTAACTACAGTCGATGCTGTAAAATACGCTGGTAATGTCTCTTGCGCAGCAAAAGTTAAAGCACTAAAGCCGCTGAGGTCGCCGTAGGCTTGCCCAGTACTTATACTACCACCGCTACTATGTACGCCATTGGTCGCGCCCATTAGAAAATAATTTCCGTTATAGTCTTCTACGAAAATATGCGTTCTAGCTTTTAGCAAGTCTGCCAGCTCGTGTTGCGTCGCCATATCTAGTTTTTTCAACGTTACCGTCAAAGTTTGCTCGTAGAAAACGCTGCCGTTTTCAGCCGACGCCGTAATAGCTTGGTCTAGACCGTTGCTGCCCTCTACCTCATATTTAAAGAGGTCTGGCGTGCCAGAAATGGCAGTCAATTCGCCTGTTGTTGGACTTACTGTAAGTGTGCCTAGTGTACCATAGTCAGCTACATAAAAGGCTTTTATGCCACCGACAGAGCTAGTACAAGGCAGTTTACGTCCGATACTTAATGAATTACAGCTCATATTATTTAATTTTTTTAAAGTTAAAAAAAAAGGTAGGTCGGCACTTGGCTTACCTACCCTTTTATGTTATTTATTTTTAGTCTACTATGCTAAAGTATAAAGCGTCAAGTCGCCTGAAACTCCATATTGGACGCCAGCTTGAAAACGTAGGACAATTCTTACATTGTCGCTACCGTCGAGGTCTGCCATGTCTAAAACCTTGGCAGATGTTTGCCCCATATCCTC